AAAACGGATCTCAAGTAAAGGCAGTTTCAAGTACAGGTACCGCCGGTCGTTCCGAAGCATTGTCACTACTTGTAATGGATGAGGCAGCCTTCATCGACCGAATTGACGAAATTTGGACAGCGGCTCAACAAACGCTTGCAACTGGTGGTGGTGCTATCATGTTATCAACTCCTAATGGTACCGGTAATTTATTTCATAAAACATGGTCTGACGCAGAAGCAGGAGGCAGATTTAATGCCATTAAACTACACTGGACTGTACATCCAGAACGAGACCAATCATGGCGAGATGAGCAAACAGAATTACTAGGCGAAAAAGGCGCGGCACAAGAATGTGATTGTGATTTTATTTCATCAGGACATACTGTCGTCGACGGTCCTATTATTCAATGGTACGAGCAAACTTATATCGAAGACCCGAAAGAAAAGCGTGGATTTGATTCTAACTATTGGTTATGGGAATATCCTAATTATTCTAAGGCATATGTAGTTGTTGCTGACGTTGCCAGAGGTGATGGAGCTGATTATTCCGCATTTCATGTATTAGAAATAGAATCAATGACTCAGGTAGCAGAATATCGTGGTAAGTTAGGAACTACTGAATATGGTAATATGTTATATGCAGTAGCTACTGAATGGAACAATGCTTTACTAGTTGTTGAAAATGCAAATATAGGTTGGGCGGTATTACAAGTATTAATTGATAAAGGTTATGAAAATTTATATTATTCATATCGTAATGATGTATATGTAGATGAAGATATTCATTTATCTAAGGGATATGATCTTAAAGGTAAAGCACAAAAAGTCCCTGGATTTTCAACTACGTCAAAAACTCGTCCATTAATTATATCAAAAATAGAAACGTATTTTCGTGAAAAATCTCCAATTGTAAAATCAAAAAGATTGATAGATGAATTATATGTGTTTATATGGAATGGGTCAAGGGCAGAAGCTCAACGAGGTTATAATGATGATTTAATAATGTCATTTGGAATTGCATTATGGGTACGTGATACTGCATTGAGATTGCATCAGCAAGGAATAGATTTATCTAGAAAGGCATTGGGTCATTTAGGAAAATCGCAAGGCGTGTATACAAATATACCGGGTCAAAATAAATCATGGGATTGGAAAGCTGGTCAAGACGATGAAGGCCTAAAATGGTTACTTTAACATATTTATTAATAAACGGAAAATAAAATGGCAGATACTTCATTACAGGCACGTTTACGTAGATTATTTTCAACTAATGTTGTAGTTAGACGTGTAGCAAAAAACCGATTAAAGGTAGTTGATGCTAATAAATTACAATCGACAGGTGCAGTAACTAACAATAGATATGTAGATCGATTCTCTGGTTTACATAGAGGACAGTCTGGTTTTGCATCCTATAATCAAACCTATAATTTCCACCAATCAAAATTAGAATTATTTTCTGATTATGAAGCAATGGATATGGATCCGATACTAGCATCGGCTTTAGATATTTATGCAGATGAAGCAACAGTACAAAATTCAGAAGGTGATACATTAACAATATCATCTCCAAATGCTGAAATACAAAAAGTATTAAGAAACTTGTTTTATGATATTTTAAATATCGATTATAATTTATGGCCATGGATTAGAAATGCATGTAAATACGGCGATTTCTTTTTGCATTTGGATATTGAAGAAGAAATAGGTATTGTTAACGTAATGCCATTATCATCATATGAAGTTCGACGTGAAGAAGGTTATGATCCGGAAAATCCATATGCTTATCGGTTTGTATTAGAAGGCACTCATATGTCATATGCAAGTGCTCAAAAACAAACAATGCAAACGTTTGAAAATTATGAGGTAGCACATTTCCGTTTATTATCAGATACAAATTTCTTACCGTATGGTAAATCAATGATTGAACCGGCTCGTAAAATATACAAACAATTGGCATTAATGGAAGATGCAATGTTGATTCAACGTATAATGAGAGCCCCAGAGAGACGTATATTTAAGATTGATGTAGGTAACATACCACCAGCCGAAGTTGATAATCATATGAATCAGATTATTTCTAAAATGAAAAAGATTCCATATATAGATGATAAGACTGGTGAGTATAATCTTAAATTTAACATGGAAAATATGATGGAAGATTATTATCTTCCTGTTCGTGGTTCTGAGTCTGGTACTGAAATTGATACATTGGCTGGTTTGACAAATGACGGTCAAATTGAAGATATTGAATACCTACGTAATAAAATGATGGCAGCGCTAAAAATTCCAAAAGCCTTTTTAGGATATGATGAAGGAGTTGAAGGTAAAGCTACATTGGCAGCTGAAGATGTTAGATTTGCAAGAACGGTGGAAAGAATACAAAAAATATTTGTATCAGAATTAACTAAAATTGCAATTGTACATTTATATTCTCAAGGATTTACAGATGAAGATTTGGTTGATTTCACATTGAAATTGGAAAATCCAAGTTTAATTTATAAGAAACAATTAGTAGAATTATTAGAGTCTCAGATTGGATTAGCTGGAAACATGAAAGAATCCTTAATGTTCTCAGAACAATGGATTTATGAAAATGTATTTAATATGTCTGCTCAAGAATGGCAAGAAGAAAGAGAACGAGTAATTCAAGATCAAAAAGAAGCGTTCCGAAGAGAACAAATTAAATCAGAAGGAAACGATCCTAAAAAGACTAATATGAGTTTTGGTACACCTCATGATATTGCATCAATGCATGTTGCAACTAAAACTGATATATTACCTGGAATGGAACAAGAACATGTAGGCGGATCTGGCCGACCAAAACGAGTAGGTACATGGGGTACTCATGACAGTCCTCATGGCAGAGATCCGTTAGGTGCAAAATCATTAGGAAGTGCATTTAATACCGATAAATCACCTATACAGCATAACTATAAAAAATCGCCATTAAGTATGGAAAACAAAAGTTTTGTAGATATGTTACGGCATTCAAACCTTCAAGGAAAAGTGAAATCTAATCAAATTATACAAGAATCATTGAATGAGACTAGTAGTTCAAATGAAGATACTGGAACAATATTAGATGAATCTCAATTACTTGATGATTAAAAAGGTATTATTTGACACCAGTCATATATTTATTAAAAACGATGTGGACTACTAGTTAATAGGGCGCTTTTAAATGAAAAAAATTAAACATTCCAAGGTAAAGAATACCGGATTGATATTTGAATTACTTGTACGTCAAGTGGCAGTTGAAACCATGAACAATACTAAAACGGCGTCTTTAAATATCTTAAATAAACATTTTCGTAAAAATACTGAACTTGCGAAAGAATTAAAATTATATCAATCAATACAAAACGATACATTTACAAACGAATCAAGAGCTTCCAAGTTTATTGATGCCGTTATATCTGCTCGTAAAACATTGAATGATCAGCAATTAAAACGCGAAAAATATAATCTTATTAAAGATATCAAAGAAAATTTTAATACAGATACTTTTTTCAAATCACGCGTAACTAACTATAAATTGCATGCAGCTGTATATAACATTTTTGAACATGCGGAAGCTGATGAACCTGCTAATTACCTACGTAACAAATTTGTGGTATTGGAACATGTTCAATCGACTAAAAAATTGCAAGAAACAAAAACTAAACTAGTTAATGAAGATCATGACATTAGAATCTTAGCTTCAAAATTATTGATAGATAAATTCAATGCTAAGTACGGAAATCTTTCAGTCCCGCAAAAACGTATTCTTAAAGAGTATATTAATAATGTAACTAATTCAGAGAAATTAAAGGCATATATTAATAACGAGACACGTAATATACAAGCGGAATTAACGTCATTAAAATCTACAATCCCAAGTAAAGTGGTGCGTATTAAAATTAATGAGGTGACTAGACTATTATCTAAATTAGCTAAAAAGCATATTACCGAAGATAAAGATGTTTTGACAATGTTAAGATATTATGAACTTATCAACGAATTAAAAAAATGTAAGGACACGAAATGAGCCAAGGACCATACAACCCAAATTATGCCAATTACAGTCAATTCGAAAGATTAGGACATCCCGGAAAATATTATAAGTCATTAACTTATTCTTCCGGTCAATTGGATTTGACAGGCTCAAATTATGGATATGGAGCTGTTCTGGTAAATACGGCCGGCGGTGCCACTATTCATTTATCCGGAGGAGGAACTGTTACAGCAGCCAGTCTACCAGCTACTCATGTAATAGAGTTATCAGTATCAAAAATTACCGGCGGTACTGGTTCAACGATATTTGTATTAAAAAGGCAACAATAATGAAGTTAATTGATCAAATAGAAAAACATTTTAAAGCTTTAAATGAAGCAAAACTTGACCCGGTTGGTAAAGAAGATTCTGATATTGACAATGACGGTGACTCGGATTCATCTGATAAATATCTTGCAAAACGCAG